ATCGTTAAAGTATTCTGTTATTAATCTTGTCAGTTCATAGAAAAGCTCATCTGCCCAAGCCTTATCCCAAGCATAGTCAATATCATCAAATACCTTGTCCATAAATGGTCTTGGAGCAATACCATCCCTACTGATGGCTCTCCTTATTAAGTATATTGTTCCATTGTCAGTTGGAATACCATGTTTTCTTGCCCATTTTACAATCGGTTCAACTGGTGGCATCTTTGCACCTTTTCTACGTCCACTTTCGATAAACGTCAGATAGTCATTAAGCAATATGTCAAACACCAAGTCACCATCATTGGTAGCCTTTACTTGGAGAGTTTTGTACAAGTCAGACCCAATAATGGTGTTTCTACCAACCTTCTTGTTTATAAGGTCTTCACTCTCCATTACAGCTTGAACGAGCATCATAATGTCCTTTGTGAACTCCATTACTAGTCTATTTATTTCCATATTTAGCAGCAAATCCTATTTGTTGGAAGGTCAATTGTCTTAATGTCAATATCACCTATCTCGTTATTATCAATATCTATCTCTTTGTCCTCATCATCCTCATATGGCTCGTCATTGAAATTCTCATCCAATGCACACAAATCAACTGGGTTAGGCATCTGCAAAACTAGGCTTAATTTGACTCCTGAAGCGTTATCGTCAGTGTAGTGGGATAATGTAAGGATGGAGTAGTCATAAACGCTTAGAACGCCTTTATATGCGTCCTCAATGTCTATTTTAGCCATAATGTCACAAGCTATGGTATAGGCATTGTTCTGGACTTCCAAAACATCAGTATCATCACCAACAAATCCAAGGATATATATCTCAAATTTTGCCTTGAATATATTTGTGGTAATGTTTAGCTCATGCAACGAAACATCATCGACATACACTTGGTACATCTTGTTGTTGTTCTGGGCATTATTCAATATCTCACTCTGGTATCTGAATGTCCTAACACCTTTGTGTCTAAGTGAAATATCTTTTATTATATTTACTACGTTTTTTAACATATTAAAATCATTTAGATAAACATATGAAAAAAGGGTAGAAATTATCTACCCCTTTTAGCTTTTCTCCTAAGTTCTTGAAACTGGTCTTCAGCCTCTTCCATCTCTTGCTTGCCAATCAAATAAGTTAGGAATGTCAACGTATCAATCAGATACTCTTGTTTAACTCTACCAATTTTCTCAATTTGTTCACCTGCGAGTTCAAAGAGCGTCTTTTGAAAACCCCAAGATTCTCCGAATTGTTTATACTCTGCTGAATGTGGTTTAACCCTTCCTCCACTTCCGAATACAAGAGGGAATGTGTCTTTCGTACTACGTATAAGTTGAAAAAAAAAGCAATCAATGGCAACATCTTAATTGCTGGTTGTTTTCCCATCAACTCAACCCTCTTACCAAATTCTTCTGCTTCAAACTTTGAATCAAATATTTCACCATCCTTCCTGCATAATACAGCAAAAATTGAAATATAATCATGAGGGTCATTCTTCAAAATGGTATCAATTGCAACGAATTCACCTGTTTTAAGCTTCTCCATTATATTAATACCATACCTCACACCATCAATCTCAATGAAATTGGAAGGTTCATAGTCCTTTGGCTTGTCCTTCAAGAACATCAGCTTGTTCATCAGTTCATTGGTGAACACAATTGGTAATGCATTGATTTCATCCTCTGTTTTATTGGTGAATATGTGCAAAACCTCTCGAATGTCAAAGTCTTTGTCCTTGTTGGAGTAGTACTTCTCAATCTCTTGAAACTGTTTCAACGTTAATTCTTCCCAAGACGTTGGTACTGTCCATTTCCCAAAGTCAATTACGTTCTCATTGTCCATAATTAATGTAATAATTTTGTTTGCGTTTTAACGAAATTTAGATTATTTAATCCACTATATTTGAAATCATCCCTACACTGGAGGCACACACCCAAGCTAGTCACTGTATCGTCATGAAATCCATCCCTAGCTGCGTATGTAATGTTCCCAGTTTTAGTTAATTTAAAGGTAAAAGTGGATAGTTCGCTGTATAATAACTTATTATCTTCCTCGAAATGTATTGCATTATTGGCAATATCAACTGCCAGCATTGAGATATACTGTTTTTTGCTGTCATTTGTGGTTGTAAATGAGTAGAAATTGCTCTTTCTTACGAGCTTTTTCTTGATTTCATTCGCCATAACCTCACCAATGCTATTATTTTCGATATACGTAGCCACTGGGTTATATTCATTGATAATTCTTGCAATTTTATCATATTTCTGGTCTAATGTTCCATCTATTTTATATTGTTTGACTGTACCATCAGTATTTATCAATGATACAATTGTATTGTCTTCACCAACTGAACTTGGGTCTATTCCACACCAGCACTTCTTCTTCTCATATTTCCCATCAAAACAAGTTTCAAAGTTTGGAAACACAGTTAATGCATTGTCCAGAAACTCAACTTCGAACTCTTGCTTAAATGCCATTGGTGGATAGCCCCTCTTCAGTTCTTCTATTTCTTCCTTGGTGATAAGGTCATCGTCATATATCGTTGCTGTAATCTGGTAATATCCTTTTTCACCATTCAATGCCTTGAGGTATAGGTCATGATACATACCTTGCTTGCCATTTGGTGTTGATATTATCAATGTTTTAGGCTTTCTAGCCTTTATAATAGGAAATATGACGTTGTAGTAAGGGTCTTGACCATCAGCCAACTGGATTGGAAAGAAAGCAGCCTCGTCCATTACTAGGATACCAGACACTGTATTACCTCTGATAGCTGTTGGTGACTCCATAGAAAAGAATTTTAGAGTACTACCATAGATTGATTCTATCTTAAGGTCAGCAGCATTAGATTTCTTAATAATTCCAGTACCCTCTAGGAGTTGTGTAAGCTCTGCGAATACCTTTTTACCTTGGCTGAATGTAGGACTAATATAAGCATTGAATGTATTCTTCTGGCAAAGATATTCAATTAACATTATCTCAGCGAAGATTGTCTTTCCACACTGTCTGCTCCAACGAGCAACAAGAAACCTACAATCTGGTCTGTGTATCAAATCATAAGCTTCTTGTTGTTTTTTGGTCAAATTAATGTCGAAATTAATCCTCATTTGTCTCTTCTGGTTTATTGAAACCAAAGTTTATTGTTATGCCATTCTCTTGAGAAGAATTTATCTGTATTGCTGTATCTGGGTTCTTTGGTGTTTCCAATCCAAATATACGACATACAGATTGAAGAATATTGTTTGCATTGTAAATATCACCTTTTTCTATCGCATCCCTATATAAAGTTTCAAATCGTCCAAAATAAATTGCTTTTAATTTATCAGCTTCTTCATTCTTCTCATCACAGAACCTGCCAACTGCTGCATTGTAATAGTCATAGGCATTTCTGGTTTGCATCGACTTTCCATAGTCACCATTCTTCAGCATATTGATTATTTCTGTCTTGGTTCTTCCATTGGCAATATCACAATAAACTTGGTCTATTATCTCATCCACTTGCTTATACACCCTGGTCTTAGCTAGAAAGCCTCCATTCCTATCTATAGCTGTTTTTGCTACTCTATTGGCTTTATCTGGGTCACCATGTGATTTTGCAATTGGCATAACTTATTCCTTTTTCTTCGTCTTTGTTATTTTAGCTTTAGGTTGTGTCTCTTCTTTGACTTCCAAAGTCTTCTTGAACTGGTTCAATGCTGTTTCCAATTCTGTAATCCTAGCTCTCATACAGCTTCCACAGTTCGTTGGCGGTGCTGTCTTCTCAAGCACTCGATTATATACCTCAGTCAATTGACCACCATCGCAATAATAGCCTTTGTTTCTAATGTCAATGAATTTTTCAACCATTGTTACATCATCATTTGTCCACTTCATATCGTTATATTTTAATCGTTTTATTTTTCTGGTCAATATACATTGCCAATGCATTCATTATTGCCAATGCAATACCACCATATAATGTTATTGGTAAGCTGAATATCAATCCAATTGAAAGATACGTTGCTAGTAAGCTCCAGAACGTAAGACATAGCTTACAGTTCCAAGGTTTGTATTGTAGCCATTCTGGTAAACCCCATACTT